GAAGATATCGAAAACAAAACTCCTGTAAGCAAAGATCGTGCTATGAACGACTACACTGCTAACAAAATTACTTATACTCATGATGCTAAAGGCAACGGTGTATATGTAGACCATACTGCAGAATTACCTGGTACTGCTCGTTCCGTAATCTATCCTGATGGCAAAGCTCCTGGCGTTCCTCAAGATGGTATTGCAGATCAAAACTATGCATACCCATCCCCTAACTATGCAGTAACTGATCCTAAAAACTAATCTAATTAGTTAGATCAGAGAAAAA